GCTGCTCAATCAGATATACAGCGTAGATCACACAGATAAAGCAGGAAATGCTGCTCAATCAGATATGCAGCGTAGATCACATGTTTAGAGTGGCTTAATAGTAATTATAAATTTCATTCCAGTTATGGTTTACTAGATTAGCCTAATAAAATCAAAATAAAATTCTATTAAAAAAATTTGTTTATAATTTTTTTTTTTAATATAAACTTTTATATATGAATATTTTAGTAGATGCAAAGAATGAATATACTATTAGAATTATAAATATTTTATCTCCTTTGATTATGGAAGGATTAAATTCAATTTATAATAAGGCAAAAGAAATTTCAAATAATGATAACATACTTAAAATCTTTCAGTCTTTTCTAAAAAGAATTCCAAAGTGGACTGATGAAATATTAGATACTGAAGTTAATAGAATAAAAAATAATTGTAAAGATTATGAACTTTTATATAATTTAATTAGAGCATCAATTAAGGCGAATTTACGTGTATTAGTTTATTCTCCAATTCAAAACTGTGATATCAAACCAATAGATCCACTTTTATATGAAAATCTTGATTTTAAGGAATTTATTCATAATATATACATTGAGTGTGCAAGAGAAATTTGGAATAACCCATACTTACTATATCATGATTACCCTCCTATAGAAATTAAAAGAAATCAAAGAGATACAATTGATTTAATTAAGAAATGTATTGAAGAATCAATTAGAAAATCTCTTCCAATGAAATACGTTTTGGAAGTCTATTTAGGCGATGAAGATAAAACTGCGTATTTAGCTCCAAAAAATAATGAAGTTGAAAATACCTTGACTGAAATTGAGGCTAAAAGTTTGAAGAAAATGGTAGATACTGATTTAAAATCTCCTCTTAATAGAGAAAACAAGAAAGAAATTTTTATTCCAAACGAAGCAACTAGAGATAATACAGCAATGTCTTTAGATAAAACTAATGCAACTCAAACAAAGAAATCTTCAGAAAAAATAATTAAAACTGATAAATCTATAGAGAGAATGGATAACTCAATAAATCAAAATGGAGGTAAAGTCAGCTCTGATAAAGGGCTCGAAAATAAAATATTAAATATATTGGATTCAAATAAATTAAAACTTTCTGATGAACCCAATAATTTGACTTCAGAAAATAAGTTAAAATCAAATTTAAAATTATCTGCAACTAGTTCAGATGATTTAATTTCTTCTAACATGGATAGTAATTTAAAGAAAATTCTTAAAAAAGATTTGGGTAACTCAGAAACTGAAGAGTCTTTGTCTTTTAAACCAGAAAATAATAGCTCAAAATATCAAGAAATATTCTCTAATTCTTCAAAGGAATCATTAAATTCACAACAACGTGAAGAAGAAATTGACAAGAATAAATTTTTTAATAATTACCTAAATTTTTAAGGTAATTTTGAAAGAGTTACCAACAAACATTTAATTATTTATTTTTTTAAAATTTTTGAAAAATTTTAAAAAAATTGAACTTTAGACTTTGAATAGAAATAAAACCTATTAATGAACCTTGAATTAAATTCCCGTCAATCTAAAGATATTAATTTAGATTTGTTTCTATCGGAACAAACTTGTAAACTAAAACTTGACTCAGATGAAGAAACTAATGAAAATTTAAAACTTGAGATATCAAATTTAAATAAAGTAATCTTAAATCTAAAAACCATTAATGATAATCTAAGAATAGAAAATAATAAATTAAAACTATCAAATTCTAGAAGTAATACTGCTAAAAATGGTTACAAAGAGGAAGAGTTAGTATGTCAAGACTTGAATACAAATGAGGTTTTAAGGAAGAAATTAAATGATAAATTTGATCTTAATTTTGATATATGTAGTAAAATAGAAGGGACATCAAAAACTGATATTTCATCAAAAGATAAAAAAATGATGTGTCAAGTTAAGAAATTTAAGATAGGTCAATTTCAACAATTAGATAGACATTGGACTAAGGATCTTTTTAACTATCTAGAAAATAATTTGAAAGAAGAAGAAGATGGTACAATTTTTAAAAATATTTTAAATGATTTATGTGAAAGACCATTAAATTCAGAAGGAACTCATATAGATAAGGATAAAGATAGAGTTTTAATTTCAGATAAATATTCTAAAGATGAAGTTAATAAATTTATAAAATTGATGAATAAAAATAAAAGAAAAATTTTAGAGTATGCTTTTTATGGAACTGATAATTCTAAAAAACCTACTTACCTAATTGGAGTAAAATATATAAAAAAGGAAAATGAAAAAAAGGAAGAAGAGTTATTAAGGAGTAAATTAATAATATTTAAAGTAGAAGATATTATTAACCATCTAATAAAGTTATCGTTTGTATTTAAGGGAACAGTCATTAAACTTGGAGAAATATTAACTTTACAAAGAAAAGGTGGAGATAATGGTAAAAAAAGTTCAAATCAATTACAGTTTAAAATAATTGTTAGTTCAATAAATATAGATAATCATCTGGAATATAATCTATCTTAAATTTTAATTGTTGGTGAAATCATATCTAAAATTGCAAATGATATTGATGATATGAAAGCTATCATACAAATTTCTTTAGTATCTAATGTTTTATTAGGAATATATCTTATTGCAACTAAGATTATAAATCCCATCAAAAGGTATTTAATAAATCTTTTGGATTTTTCTAAATTATTAGTTTTTTTATTTAAATTTTCCATATTAGTTTAACTGAGAAATAATTTCTTAATCAAATTAATGGAAAAAATTATATATTTTATGTTAGGAAGTTTTGTATTAGTTTTCTGGATTCAATCACTGGACAAAAATTTAAATAAAAAATCTAAATTTGATAGATTAAAATTTCCTATTGTTACGGCAGCTTTAGTTGGATTAATGTCGGAATATTTACCTAAATTAGAGAAGTGTAATGTTCCACAAGAAATTTTTACTGAAATACCAAATTTTTAACACATTTATTTTCTACAACATTTTAATTTATGGACGTTAAGTTTGGAACTTCACAATTAAGATTAAAAAGATTTAGTATCAAAGATATGGTTGAACATGCCACAATTGCAATGATAGCAAAACGTGCTTCTGGAAAAAGTTATTTGACTCGAGAAATTTTATATCATAAAAGAGATATTCCTTCGGCAGTTGTAATAAGCAGAACAGAAAAATTAAATAAATTTTATGGAGATTTTATACCAGATTCTTATATTTTTGATAACTATGATTCTGAAATATTATCTAGAATATATAATAGACAAGCTAAAGTTTCTTCCGATAATGATAAGAGAATTAAAGATGGGAAAAAAGAAAAAGATGATAGACTAATACTTATTATGGATGATTGTATGTCTTCTAAAGGAACTTGGGTAAAAGATCAAAATATTCTTGAATTATTTTTTAATGGAAGACATCATCACTTATCTTTCATTTTAACTATGCAATATTGTGTAGGGATACCTCCAGAAATGAGAAGTAATTTTGACTATATATTCTTACTTGCTGAAGATTTTATTTCAAATCAGAAAAGATTATATGATCATTATGCTGGAATGTTTCCATCTTTTGATATTTTCAAACAAGTATTTTCTGAAGTAACCCAAAATTATGGTATTATGGTTATAAATAATAGAGTTCATAGTACTGACATTACAGAAAAAGTATTTTGGTATAAAGCAAAAAGAGTTCCTGATTTTAAATTAGGGTCCAAAAAGTATTTGAAATTTCATAAAAAGTATTATGATTCCGAATGGAATAAAAGACTCCCAATTTTTGATCCATCTGATATATTGGCTAAAAAAAGAAATAATTTTCGAATAAATGTAAAAAAAGTTAAAGATGATTAAACTATTTATATTACTGCGTAAATAAGTATTATCTTATAAAATTCTTTGCAAGAATTTTAAAAAATAAGTTAATTAATTATACTGCTGAAATTTGCTTTTCAATATTTTTTTCTTTTTTATGATAATCTTTTCTTTTATCTTCAAGTTCTTTTATCTTTTCATTTATAGTGTTAAGTTGGTTCTCGATAGTTTCTCTATCATCATCTTCAGCTTTAGATAATTTTTCCTTTAATTCCTCTGCAGTATCATTAGAAGTCTTCAATGTTTCTTCTAAACTCTTTTGAATACTTTGATATTTTCTTTGTTCATGGAAAAGTTTAGCTTTATCTTGATTTTCTAAGTATGATTTCATAATATTATTCAATTCTTCATTAGCATATTCAGGATTTCCGGCAGCTTCGGAATTAACATCTGGTTCAAAAGCTAACCATTTTCCCATTTCACCGACAAATACATTATGTGCAGTATCAATTGATTGTAATTGTTTTGCAAATTCTGAAGCTTTTTCTAAATCTGAAAACACTCCTCTAACTTTTACTCCCGTCAAAGTAACTTTTTTTTCAGGATCTGATAAAAAACTTATACAAACAAAAGCTTGACCTTCTGGTAACATTTTATCCTCAGATAAATAATCTTTTTCTGGCATTACATTAATAGATTTATTACCTTTAAATAATTTTCAACAAAAAATAGCTTATTCAAAATCAGTGTTCTCGTAAAATTTAATCAAATCTTCTATATTTGTATATAGATCAGTATTAAAATTTCCTGATCCTGAAAATAAACTATCATCACCAGAGTTTTGGGAAGGTTTTACACCATATTCTGCTTCATCTTCTGCTACATAAGTATCACCTTTGTTATCTTTTTGTTCTTCTAGTAAGGCTTTTAATCCTAATTGATTTCCTGAATAATAATCTTTATCATTAAAATTCTGAGCATTTTGATCAGTATATCCCATCCATACTGAAGGATTTTGGAACATTTTATCAAATCTTAGAGAAGGTCTTCCTGATTTGTAATCTTGATAAAGATCGTATAAAGATAATCTTTTTCTTTCTCTAAATTTATCATCAATTTTAGTTCCGTAAGATTTAGTAATATAAGCAGTCATTATTAATATTCCAAAAAATAGTATTAATACGGACATATTTTTAATTATATTCATTACATTAAATAAGAAATTAATTATTTAAATTAAAATTAATTAATGATTAAATAGATGATATGAACTCCCATTTTAAATATTTACAAATTCTTTCCCAAACTTGTTCCTGTTCTTTTAAATTTTTAATAGATTTTAATAATGGAAAGCTTGTTAAAAGATGATCTAATTCTAATAATTGACAAAATTTATGTAGGACATAGGAGTATGATAAAAAATTCTTTCTTCCTGTTGGTTTAAATTTTTCCCAAGGATCCTGAATTTTAGTAAACATATCAATAAATTTCATTTCAATATGTCTATTAATAGTAGGAGGTTCTAAACCACTTAGTTTATTGATAATATATGGAATATGCTCATATAAATTATTATATCCTAATTTTTTTAAAATTTGTTTCATTTTATCCCTGTCTAATGTAGATAAATCTTTTATTCTGTTTTTATTGATTTCTTCTATGATTTCTATAAAGATATTTTCTGAAATTTCAGTTGTCTCTTTTGCTTGAAATTGATTGATCCATTCTTTAAAATGATTAATTCTTTTGTAAGGTGAATATTCCTTTATTTGTCTATCTTCATCTAATATTATTTCTTCACTATCTCCACATATTGGACAAACATAACTTGATTCACCAGCATCCAAAACTTTTTCAATTTTACATTCAATACAATATTTAATTCTATTAGAACCATCATCTTTTACTGTTCTAGTGCCATCTACTCTTTGACAATATTCGTTAAATAAGTTTGTCCTAGAACTTGATTTTTTTGGTTCTTCGTTTATTTTTTTTTTACTGAAATAATCCAAAATATTTCTTGATTCGGAAAATTCATTTTTTTTTTCATCCCTTAGTTTATAGTAATTACAAATAATTTCACCAGTTTTATCGTAATAATCTAATTCTAGTTCGTTATTTTGTGTACAATTAATTTCTGCTTTTAGGATTTCTATTCTATTTAAGATATTTGCTTTCAATTCCAAATCAGAGTCCGAGAATGTTGATTTTTCAGTATTGATTTTTTCTAATTTTTCCTCCAAATCTTTAATTTCAACTATTTTATCAGGCAATAATTCCTTTTCTTCTTTAAATTCTTGAGATTTTTCTTTATGTCTCTTATCTAAAGTTGTTGAATCTCTAAACTCCAATTTATTTTTTTTCTTTTTCTTTATCTTAAAATTAGACATTAATATAATTAATTAAATGGCTTTAAGTCGAATTAATATCCAAATTAAGTCATGTAGGAATTATAAGCTAAGAAAAATCTAATTTTCCAACTTTATCATTTTTTAAAATATCTGTTAAAAAAACAATTAATTTTTCAAGAACATTATCATTAGATTCCTTTTTAAACTCTTTGATTAATATTGAATTATTTGGATTATCAATCTTAATATTTGGATTATCATCTATAATAATTGTATTCTCTTTATTAAAAATTTCTTTGAATACTTCTTCTGACCATAACAAACTTAATGGTTTTCTTATTGAGTTCTTATCAGTCACATTACTGTAGACTTTATTTGTCTTTAAATTTACATAATTATTATCATCTCTGGCAAATATAATTGAGCAATTTTTATATTGTTCATCAGATAAAATTATCTTTAAAATAATGTTACAATAAATAGAGCTTCCTGCTGTCCAGAATCCAATATTAAAATTATTAAAGCAAAAGTCTATAAAATTTTCTAAATTTGGTCTGAAAAAAACAAGATACTTTTTATTGAATATTGATATTTGTTTAACTCCTTCTTTGTCAAGTAAATTTAAATTATTATGAGATGGAACTATTGTTTTAACAATGGTCTCATCAATATCTAAAATCAAATTGATTTTTTTATTCATTTATAATATTTGATATAATATAATATTTTTTTTAAACGAAAATATTTCCTTTAGCTTATGTAATAATCAATTAACAATTCTAAGCTGTTATGAATCAAAATTCTAGATTTTTTATAAAAAAAATAGGATATTTTTTATAATTCTGCTAATTTTAGTTTAAAAATTTATAAAAACATTTAAGAAATTTTGAGTTTAAAAAATATTTAATTAATTTTAAAAAAAAAATTTTTTTTCTTAATTTAATTATATATAATATATGGGTGGAGGTTTAATGCAACTCGTAGCCTACGGTGCTCAAGATGTTTATCTTACCGGGCAACCACAAATTACTTTTTTCAAAGTCGTTTACAGAAGACACACTAACTTTTCTGTAGAACCAATCCAACAAACTTTCCAAGGTGCTGCTGAATTCGGTAGAACCGTTACTTGCAACATCAACAGAAACGGTGATTTAGTCACCCACATGTACCTTGTAGCTACCATGAACGAAAAATCCAGAACCAACTGGGGATGGGTTAACAAACTTGGATTTGCTATGATTGAATCATGCAAAGTCGAAATTGGTGGATCTAAAATTGATGAACAATACGGTGACTGGCTTAACGTATACAACGAATTAGCTAGAAACACTAGTCACGATCGTGGACACAATGCCATGATTGGTAACGTAGATCACTTAACTAGTATGCCAACTGCTGCTAAAACTTACGGTGAATACACCATGTATGTTCCATTAAAATTCTGGTTCAACAAAAACAACGGTCTTGCTTTACCTTTAATTGCTCTTCAATACCACGATGTTAGAGTTACTGTTAAAATCAGAGAAGCTGCTAAATTAGTAAACTATGCTGGTTCTTTATCTGCAGTACCAACTACTGTATCTAACACTGACATGAAAGATTGCTTCTTATTAATCGATTACGTATACCTTGATTCCGAAGAAAGAAAGAGATTCGCTCAAGCTTCTCATGAATACTTAATCGAACAAGTTCAATTCACTGGTGATGAAACTTACAGTGCTGTTAACCAAAAATACAGACTTAACTTCAACCATCCTACCAAATACCTTGCTTGGAATGTAGCTCTTGACAGATATACCTCCGGCAAAGAATTTGTTGAATGGGCTATCAACGGTGATTGGGAAGCTGCTAAAGATAGATTTGCTAAAAAACTTTTCTTAGCTACCAGAACCGCATTAGATGAAAATGTCACTGGTAACTTTACTCTTTCCATGGGTTCATCTACCTTAGATATTGGTGACCAACCAGGAACTACTATCAGTTCTGGTACTATTGGTGGTCTTTTGGGTAAATTTGATGCTCAAATCTTATTTGCTAGAGAATCTGGACATGATACTACTGATGCCGATGCTTCTTTATCTAACGTTGTTATCTTAAGAAACGATTTAACTATCGAAGATCTTAACTACACTGTAGATGAATTAGAAGCTATCACCGTTGGACCTCTTTCTACTAATGGTAAATCTTTCCTTGAAGCTAAAGGTGTTTTCGTAAGAGATTACTTCAACTACTCTGATAACATCGACTGTACCGGTAACCCAATCAAAAACGCTAAATTACAACTTAACGGACACGATAGATTCTCTGAAAGAGATGGTGCTTACTTCAACTATGTACAACCTTACCAACATTTTGAAGTTACTCCATGTGATGGTCTTAACGTATACTCTTTTGCTCTTAAACCAATGGAACACCAACCATCTGGTACTTGCAATTTCTCAAGAATTGATAACACCACTCTTAACTTAACCACTACTTACTCCACTACCTACGGAACCGGTGTTGTTAAAATCTATGCCGTAAACTACAACATCTTCAGAGTTATGTCTGGTATGGGTGGTCTTGCTTACAGCAATTAAATTCATTTAATTGATATAAAACTAATTATAAAGATTGAATAATATATTTAAAGATATACTATATATAAATACTATATACAATATGTCTTCTTTTTCGTTAAATATTCGTGATAAAAAATTCACTTTTGATATTGACAACTTTCCTGATT